GGTCAGCAAGAGGCACGCAGGACGGAGCAGTCCGCGCCAAGCAATTCTTCTTGCGCGAAGGATCATCAAAGGATGAGTATGCCGAGGCGCAAACCAAAGGCTTTGTCATTGATTTGGACAGCTTGAAAACAGGCTGGCAGAAATCAGAAGGCATGGCAGGCGTAGCGCCTGAGTGGAAGTGGAACCCCAACGTCAACCAGATGATGCAAAAGCCGGGCGACGAATACAAAAAGGGTTTCTCGGTCAAGTGCGCCATTGGCAACGGCAAGGTTGCAATGTGGGAGCAGGCGGGCGCAGGCGTCTGGTCAGCTCTGGCAGACTTGGCACCCCTGCTGACAGACCAGCCAGCAGCAGGCCAAATGCCGCTCATCAAAATGGTGGAGGCCAAAGAGCTAAAATTCACAAAAGGCTCGACTTGCTACCCCATCTTTGAAATCGTGAAGTGGGTGGACAAGCCCGACTGCCTGAAGGAAGGCGCTGCGGCAGGCATTGCCACTGAGCCAGCACCAGCTCCCGAGCCAGCGCCTGCGCCAGCAGCCGCAGAAGATGACATGGAGTTCTAAACAAAAAGCCCCGGCGGTATTAATCGCCGGGGAAGTACAACAGGGAGAAAATGAAATTGGAAATGGAACACAAAATGGAAATGGCTCCCCAATCCGCAATCATAAAACAATTCATATCACAGATTACAAAGAATTGGAACCAAGTCGGACAGCCGTTAATAGAAATACGATCCATATCGCAAGGTGGATCAGCCAATGCCGCAAGATTTAAACTTGCAGACATTGATCAAGCAGTCGAACACGCCGAGGCCATGAACAAAGCCAAGGCAAACATCTACATGTGCATCAACCCTGTCGATCCGATCAGCGCGATCCCGGCAGGCCAAGGCGCAAAGGACACAGACATTCTGGCAGCCTTCTACTGTTTCGCAGATGCAGACACAAAAGGCGCAATGGAAAACATCATGTCTTTTGCTGGCCCCAAGTTCACAATGTCAGTCAAGACAGGCACTACACCCTTTGCCAGAGGCCATGCATACTGGGAGCTGGAAGAGCCATGCCAAAACATGGACGCATGGCGCGATGTCCAGAAAGTCATAGCAGCCAGCCTCCAAACAGACCCGGCAGTCATCAACCCAAGCCGTATCATGCGCGTGGCAGGCACAGTCTCTTGGCCCAACCAAAAGAAGCAGGACAAAGGATACGTCCCAGAGCTGGTCACAATGCGTACGGAATTCAGTACGGATCGTGACCCGCAGCCAATGGAACGCATGATGCGTGCATTCCCAAAGGCAGAACCAAAGGCTGCTAGCACACTCAGCATAGACCTAGGCCAGCAAGCAATGGACAGGCAGTTGGTCACGCAGAACGTGCTAGCGGGCGACGATTGGCACATAAATATGGTGCGTCTGGTCGGGTCATACGTCACCAAAGGACTGTCGGATGAAGAAATACACGCCATCACAGACAGCTTCACGCTGGCAGGCTACTCGGTAGACGACACACGAAACGAAGTGCAGAAGGCCATAGATGGCGCAAGGAACAAGGGATGGACACCGCCGCCCGATCCGATTGCAGAAAAGATGCAGCAGCAAAGCCAAGCTGTAAGTAATGCAGATGACGAAAATGCAATGCAGTCGTGGCCCACGCCTTACAATATGTTCAACGCACTCACACTGCCAAAGCGCGAATGGGTGTATGGATACGACTACATCAAAAAGTACATCAGTGTCACAGCCTCGGCAGGCGGGATCGGTAAGACAAGCGCAATCATTGTGGAAGCTATAGCAATCGCGACAGGCAAAGACCTGCTCGGCGTGAACGTAAAGGAACAGACAAACGTCTGGATCATCAACCTTGAGGACCCCATCAGCGAAATGCAGATGCGCACAATCGCAGCCATGCAGCACTACAACATAAAGCCAGAAGAGATCAAAGGCCGACTGTTTATGGATGGCGAAGACACCATGCAGATCACGCTGGCGGCAGAAGGCCGGGACGGCCTCATCACAAACGACGACATGCTGGCAGCCATGACCCGCAAGATAAAAGAAAACAACATCGGCGCAGTCATCCTCGATCCATTTGTATCAGCGCACCTCGTCAACGAAAACAACAACGGCAGCATACAGGCCGTGGTTGCCATGCTGCGCAAACTGGCCCGCGACACAAACAGCTCAGTCCAGCTCGTGCATCACATAAGAAAAGGCAACGGCGACGACGCAACGATTGACAGCGTCAGAGGCGCAGGATCGCTCATCGGGGCAGCCCGGGCAGCCAGAGTGATCAACAGAATAACTCCAGAAGACGCAATGGCGCTCGGTGTGGACGAAAACGAAGCGCTTGGCATCTTCAGAGTAGATGACGGCAAGGCAAACCTCGCACCACCATCAGACAAGGCAGTCTACAGACGCATGCAGTCAGTGGAAATCGCAAACGGTGAGCATATAGGTGTCGCCACAGAGTTTAAGCTGCCAGACCTGTTTGACGGCGTGACAGCCGACAATGCCAGAAACGTGCAGAAGCTCGTAAACGAAGCAGAGGCCAACCAAACGCCGTACAAGGCAAACGTGCAGGCCAAGCAGTATGTTGGGCATGCCGTGGCAGAAGAACTGAAGCTGGACATGGAAAAGGCAGGGGACAAAGCAAAGGTCAAGGCAATCGTCAAGCAGTGGATGAAGACAAACGTCCTGAAGGCTGCAGAGATGTACGACAAAAGACAGGGCAGAGATGTCCAGTGTGTGGTTGTCGGGGAGATGATTAAATGGGACGAAGTATGATTAGAGAATGCGAGTATGAAAAGTGTTGCAATTTTTTTAGCATCACAAGCAAGCGCCAGCAGTTTAAAAGATTTTGCAGCAGAAAATGCAAAGAGAGAAATTGCGAACTAACGTCAGAGCAGCGCAGAGCAACAGCAAGGAAGAACGCAAGGCAAAGATGGCACGCGCGTCCTGACGTAAGGGTAAGAAACAATGAACTCAAATCTATCCGCTACCATGCGAAAACAAATGAACAGAAGAAAGCTGAGAATAAAAAAAGAAACGAAAGAAACAAAGCGTACCGATTAGCTAAACATTACGAGCGCATGGAGACAGACGTTCACTACATGGTGCGGCAGAAAGTATCTGATCGAATACGCAAAGCGCTAAAGAATAGATACGGCAATAAAAGCAAAAGCTGCTTGAAGTATGTTGGTTGCTCAATCCCGCAACTGCGCCAGCATCTTGAGCAGCAATTCACAGACGGCATGTCGTGGGACAACCACGGCGATTGGCACATAGATCATATTAAGCCGTGTGCAGCGTTTGATCTAACGAATGAGTACGAGCAGCGCGAGTGCTTTCACTACTCAAACTTGCAGCCGCTATGGGCAGAAGAGAACATGAGAAAGGGAGCAGCATGGGACGAAGTGTAATGCCTTCTCCTCACTTTCCTCACCTTAAAATCCAAGGTGAGGAAGAGGTGAGGAAGTGAGGAAAAAAGCGCCTGAAATTCTTCCTCCTCACCTCCTCTATGTATATGCATAGAGGTGAGGAGGGGAAGTGAGGGCTTCGGATCAAGGTGAGGAAGATTAGTGAGGATTGAAAGATGAAGCAGACAAAAAGACAGAAGAAGTCGGATCGCATACTGCATGGCAATCAGAACAAAGATGCCATCATGTGTGATTACGCGGTTGCCCCGGTAGACAGGCTGGTGACAGAGATGGATCGCAAGTGGGGAATTGATAGGCTGCCCGAGCTGGTGGATGTGAAGATGGCACAGAAGTATGGCAGTGCTGTGGCTAAGATGAATGCAGCCCTGGCAGACAATGATGTGGAAGAGTGCAGGAAGCGCTGTGAGGTCGTTGTGCGGGGGTTGCAGGCAATGGATCAGGAGGCCGAGCGTGTGGGCGCTCAGAAGGCGTGTACGGATGTCTGGGAGGTAGAGGTGGACGGCGAGTTGTTCGGGGTCATGCGTGACGGTAGAGGTTGGCGTGCGATCAAAGAGCAGCGGCCCGAGCTGGAGCTGTTGACGCTGCGGGAGGTTGCGTTGGCCTATCGTTACTTTCGTGAGCATTGGATGGGCGAGCTGGAGAAGGCCGCCAAGCAATCATTCCCCGGGGCAGAAATGATCGACATCAAAGGAAAAACATTTGATGATCCTATTCCTTGGTGATAACGTGGTGGCACTTGATCGCGCAGAGCTTTACCCATTTCCTTCTGCGCTTTCTGCCTCACTGAACTGGCCCAGCATTGCGCTGGGCCTTTTTTGTGGTACAGTTAGCAAAAGACATTGAGGGATAACATGGCAAAGAAACCTGTGAAGATTGACGCAGACCTGATGCACAAGATTGCAGACAGGTTGGCGATTGGTGAGACACTCAAAGACATACTGAAGTCCAGCAACATGCCGACATACCAAGGCGTGATGCAGGCTGTGCTGCGTGATGAAGAGCTGTACGAGATATATCGTCGGGGCCGTGTGATGCAGAGTGAGTACCACACAGACCAGATCATCAAGCTGGCACAAGAGCCGTTGCCTGAACTTGAGGACAACAGGCTAGCCAATGCAGAGGTGCAGCGGCGTAGGCTTGAGATCGACAGCTTGAAGTGGACGCTAGCACGCAACATGCCTTGGGGTGTGCGCGACAAGAAAGAGGATCAGCCGCAAGCCCAGACGTTTACAATCAGTTGGGCTGGTGGTGACGTTGCGGTCAATCCAATGGTTGATGAAGAGCAAGAAGACAGCAAGCAGGCGACAAAGCATTGATGCTGAATTATGTGTATACGACACATCCTGACGTTGACAGCTACGCGCGTGAGGCAGGCTGGCTGGACTGCCTCGGAGC